TTTTATTAACTTTCTTGCCGGCATACTGGTCGCACAAAGTTATAATATTTAAAGTGAAATCCGCTTCTCCTAAACATTTATTATCGTGACAATATTCATTATCTATTAACACCTGAATAGTTTTGCCATTCAATTTAAATTTTTCCGGTATTAAAATACTTCCGTTCATCCTTTATAGATTATACCGTTATAATAACACTCTCCATTTAAAATCAAAGTAGGTTGTGCAAAGAATCCTGTCTTTGTAAATACAACTTCTATAAATCCCTGCTGCCAGTCTGCAGTCTTTCCAGTAGGGAAAAACTCTACTTCTTTTGTCAGCCGAGTACATCCTGATTCAAGCCATACATACGGATTCTTTCTGTTAGTTAAATACTTAGAATTTAATCGGTGTGTATGACCAGTGCTTCCACTACCCATATATTCAAATATGTTTTTTTCTGCTGCGCTTTTGTTGAGGCTTAATCCGTGCGTAATGTCGAAAATATTAAATAAATTGTACACATCGCTTTCGTCATATATAAATCCATCGCTTTCCTTAAGATTTAACATTTCATTGTACTTAGTACTATTATAATTCTTGTAAAGTACTGCTAATCTTGCAAGTTGTTTATCTCCTAGATTGTAAGGATTAGTTATTCTTTCATCGTGGTTGCCAAGTCTAACCCTAATCTTAGCATCAGTACTTAATCGTAAAGGCTTAAGTATCTGTTCTTTAGTGTATTCTATCTCTCCGACTTCGGTATATCCTTTAAGTATTCCCTCTTGGTAAAGTTTCTGACTGTGCTTAGATATGTAAGGCATATCAGTTACATCGCCGTTAATTATTACTTCATCAAATTTATTATGCTGCAATACTTGATTAATACAACGTAATGCTGAAAGGTCTGCTAACCATCCGTGACAGTCGCTAAAAATTAAAACCTTGTAAAGTTGTTTGTCAAATAATTGTTTCTGCTGCCACCATTCCGTTTGCGTTTTATTAAATCTTGGTCTCATAGATTTTTATTTGTTTTCATTCCTGTTGAAGTTAAATCAAAAGAAATTTTATCAGAATTATTAAAATCTTTTGTATCTAAACCTAATTTTGTAAAGTATAGTTTTGATTCAGTTGCTCTGCGTATTGTTAAACCTTTAAGCACTTTGCCACCTGCCTTATCCCATCGCTTAAATTCAGCTTCAATAGTCTTATCATTAGGATTAGCTTTAACCTTTCTGAATAAAGTACTACCACTTAGTGCTGCATTACCGCAGTTATACTGGAACAATAACAACGCATCGAACTGGTTTTGTGTTACTATTGTTTTATTTAATTCTTTATTTAGAAACTTTGCTTTCTTATCTACCTCGTTTTTTAATAACAAATCTGCATCAGCTTGGGTTATTTTAGTTCCCATTTGAAACGGATTGCCTTTGCTATCTAAGATACTTCCATATCCAATAGTGACCACATTAGCCGGACATCGATAAGCCTCTAATTTACACCCCTCAAATAACTTTAGCAACCTAAAAAACTCATCTGATGGATTCATATATCTAGTATTTTTATAAACCTAATTAAGTACGGAATTGAGAAACCAATTAATAAAGCAATTAGCCAATAAATAACTTTATTCTTTCTGCCTACCTTACCAGTTAAATCCTCATTTGACTTCTGAACTGATGTAGTAACTTTTAAAAGCGAATCTAAACTTGCATTTAATATTGTTAATTTTGCCGTTGATTCTACCGTCTTAGTAATTGTCTTGTACGGTAATTTAACGTACAATTTCTTTGTTAAAATTATAGTATCTTTTATAGTTACACTTGTATCAAAGTGAGGGTAAATTACATCAATTGTTGTATCAAAGTGAGTGATGATTGTATCAACTTTAATAACATTACAAGGGAATGAATCTAAGGCGATTCTAGCAACTATTTTTGGATAGCTGCTCAATGCCTTGTTAACTTGTTTTACCGCCTTGTTTTGGGTGTAGCAGCCTCCTAATAAGAAAGCTGCTACTATTACCTTATAAACCTTTAACATCGTGGTCTTTTGAATATAGACCTAACAATACAACTCCAATAGCAGCAACTAATTGTAAACCGCTTTTGTTGGTAAAAGTTCCTGCATTATATGCTTGAATCAAAGCATCTAAAATAAAAGGAGTACCGGCCAAAAGTCCGGCTAAACTTGTCTTAAAGTTTTTCATTTTTATCATTTTTTAAAAGTTTAAAAAGTGTATAAGCTATTGACAATACTAATAATGTAACTCGCAAATAAGTTTCGATGTTAGTCATTGATACCGAAAGCGCAAAGCCATTAAAAAGATATATTTTATAATCTTGAAAATTCATTAGTCCTGTTTTACAAAACGTGGATATTGAGATAAGATTGTAGAATCTATCGGAGCATTACTAACACCCCATACCGCAACTACTGATGCCGGTATATAGCAGTTAAAATCAGCTAACTGGTTGTTGTTTTTACCTCTTAGAGTAACGTAGGTATTACACCCTTCTCCGTTACTTGATAAGTTGTTTGCAGTCCAACTTAATGACCAAGCTAAATCGCCTTGATAGTTAACGATTACTGGCTTAATTAAGATGCCACCTTTTTGATAGTAGATAGTATCGTTTCCGATGATTGCAGTATCACTACTATTTCTAAACATTTGCGCTTTTGTTGACAATGAAGCCAACACTAAAACTGATAGGATTATTTTTTTCATATTTACTTTTTTATTTCTTTAGGTTTATCTGCTATTAACTCATATTTACTAAGTGCTTCTAAAACATAATTTGAAGCTGCTTTTGAATCTAATTGCTTTTGTATAATTGCAATTACGTTTTTAAAAGTTGTTGTATCCATCTTTACAATTAATGTATCGGATACTTGACTAAATGCTGCTGACATACTTAATGCCATTACTAGGGTTGTGATTGTTTTTTTCATATTATTTGTTTTCTAATGTTTCAATTCTTTTAATTAATGCTTCATTCTTTACCGATAATTCTTGGATAGCTTTTGTTAAATAAGCAATTATTGACCTATCAGTTATTCCCCAAGGCGCATTCTTTTTTGGTGTATTTGCTGCTTCCTCTCCTATTGCTGAATTAACTTCTTGTGCATAAAATCCAAGTTGTCTAATTGTGGTATCTAAACCGCTTTTATCTTTCCAGTAAAAATATCTAGGCTTTAAATTCATTACACTTGGCAAAGCATCCTCAATAAACCCATCTGATATTTTGTAAGATGAATCTGAAACTGTAGATAATGTTCCACTTGATGCCGTAACTGTTCCTGTGCCTAGACTAATAAATGTAGCTGCTCCTGTAGAGGATATATTAAATAAATCTGCAACTCCTGTATTTTGTATATAAAACTTTCCGTCATCTGATGAAAATAATCTGTAGCTTTTACCACTTGCAGAAGTATTATTTGCAATAAAACTTGCAGCACTTCCTTTTGTAATAGTTACATCCCCACTAAACCTTCCTGTACCATTAACATCTAGTTTATATCCTGCATCTGTTGTAGTTCCTATTAATACATTGCCCCCACTTGTAATAGTTAGTCTATCAGCACCTGAAGTCTGTAATATTAAACTTCCAAAACTTGATGCGCCTTGATAACTACTACCAAAAATTGCATTGCCTCCTGATGTTGTAATTATTGCTACTTGTCTTGCCGTTGGTGTATTACCACTTACTGTAAAATTACCACCTGCAACTGTTAATAATTGTTCAGGACTTGTAGTTCCTATTCCTACATTGCCCCCACTTGTAATACGCATTTTTTCACTATCGTTTGTATCAAATATTAATGGATGTGCAGTACCTGTACCAACAATTAAAGTTGTGCCACCATTGTACATCCTACCAAAAGCAGTTCCTCCTCCACTTGATACTGCAACCGCTCCTGCTGTACTTCCTTTTACTTCAACAGTTGTAAATCCACTTATTGATAATGGACTTGCAGTTCCTATTCCTATATTGCCTGCACTTGTAATACGCAATCTTTCTGAGCCGTTATTTGTATAAAATATATGATTTAAACCACTAAAAGTATATTGATAAAAATCTCCACCTGTAGTTAACCCCTGTTGATATTTTTCAAATCCATCAGTACCAAACATTCTAATTAAACCATTATTTCCATAAGAGTTTGAATATGTTTTTATGTTACTATTATTTACTTGTATATCTCCTCCTGCAGTTACACTACTAGAGAATGTAGCTGCTCCTGTAGAGGCTGCAATAGTTAATCTTTTTACTTGATTAGTTCCAAATTCTAAATTAGTATTACCAACACTTGTTAATACTGAAGCATTTGCAGTTCCATTAGTTATAAGTGAACCTGCTGCCGTTCCCTCTACTCCAAAAATAGTATGTGCAGTAGTATTTAATAATTGCATATACTGATAACCTGTTGTTGCACTTACAGATTCAAAAACTATTTGATTATTTCCTGCAGTACTTATAAATTTAGTACCGCTACTTACACTACTTGAAAAACTTGCACTTGTCCCACCCAATGCACCTGTAAGTGTACCACCTGTTAATGGTAAATATCCACTTAATGATGAAGTAGTAGCATAGGTATTAGCTGCCCTTTGTCTGCTAAGAATAGATGCAGAAGCAGTATCAACTAATAATGTTCCTGATGTTGTAATTGTACCACCACTTAATCCTAAGCCAGTTGCTACACTTGTGACCGTTCCGTTTGTATTTGATTTGTTATTAAAAGTTGTCCAATCAGTAGATGACAAATATCCATTTACTGAACTGGTTGCAGCAGGAATAGAAATAGCAGGTGTAGTACCTCCGCTTGATACTATTGGAGAAGTTCCTGTAACACTTGTAACATAAGTTCCTGCAGCTTGATACTGAGGAATGTTTAAAGTATTAGAACTAAAGTTTGCTGCTCCACTTGTGCCTGTGGTAGTTAATGTTATTGTTGCTTGTTTAGTATTTATACGATTAGATAAAGAACTTGTATCAGCCTTTCTTAAGTAAGGACTTAACATAGAAGCAGTATCACTAATGTTTAATTTTAGATTTATTCGGTTACTTAAAGAAGTTGTATCACTACTAATTGCTTGTGTAGATAATACACCATTTAAATCTGCCACTACCATTCTAGTGCCTGTGCCTGATAGATTATATACTTGAACATTACCACCTGCTTTTAATTTTATTACTGGAGCAACATTGGATTCGTTAAAAGCCAAATCATTGTTATCAGATGAAAAATCCCATAACTTATTAGATGAAGATGTATTTTGAAATATTAATCCACCACTTGTATTTGTGGTATTCATTAAAATATTTCCATTGTAGCTTCCAACTTGTAAAGCACCGAATGAACCTGCCGTTGTATTTACACTTACCGCACTTCCGTTGTCTTTAATATTACTGTTACCGATCGTAGTTGCTGAAGTAAATTTAGGAACTGTGTTTGTAGTTCCGCTTAGTGCTGCTGCTTTGCTATTAAAAGTATTCCAATCTGTTGAAGTTAATGCACCGGTAGTAGATACAGAAGCAGTAGCCAAACTTAAAACTTGTGTAGATATACTTAAGCCATTAGCAGTTCCAATAGTTACCGCATTATGTCTTGCAGCAGTATTTGCAGCAACATCTGTATTAGCACTTACCCTTCCTTCAGTATAAAATAAATTACCATCTTCTGTTACTTGATTTGAATGTAGTTTTTGATGCTGCCATTTAGCCGGACTTCCGCCATATACCCAAGTATCATCTGCAGCAGGTGTTCCGCTTTGCATATCAAATCCGTGAATGCGATGCACAGTAGGATTTGGATAAGTTCCTTGTAAATCTCCACCTGCATTTCCTGATGGTGGTAAATTTGTTGGAATAGTTTGCAATGCTCCTAAACCATTTATTAATTGTAAAGAATTACCTGCTCCTGTAACTGTCAAAGTTCCTGTGCTTGTAACAGGGCTATTAGTAACTGTAAAAGCAGATGGCATAGATAAGCCTACACTTGTAACTGCACTCTTTAAATAAGGACTTAGCATCGCTGCAGTATCACTATATTTAACTCGTAAATCAATTCTATTAGATAATGAACTTGTATCTGCTTTTCTAAGATAAGGACTAAGCATTGCTGCAGTATCGCTGATATTAAGTTTTAAATTTAATCTATTTGATATAGAAGTAGTATCAAAAGTAGGAATAGTCCAACTTCTGTTTGCACTTAAATCATAACCTACTCCATTAATTGTTAATGTAGTTGCTTTATCTGCCTTTAAATTAATTCTATTTGATAGGTTTACCGTATCTTCTACTAATGCTAAAGTTCCGTTTCTTACTGGTAAATTATATTCCCTTGTATTGTTTTGTTGAGCAATATTTGCATAATTAAATCTATTCGATTGAGTATTAGTAGTCTGACCTGACATCCAACTTGAATAAAATACTATACCAGTTTCTCCACCTGTAATTGCAGTATAACCACTTGTTGGTGGAATTGAAAAAGGACTATTTTTTATTTGTAATAAATAATCTGATTGTAATGTATTTGCATTTAATTTATATTGACCTAAATTAACATCTGCAGTTGCTCCTTGATAAGGCACATAAGCAGTTAATGTATCGCTATACTTAGGAATATTTAAAGTATCTCTTATTAATGTTGCTGCACCACTTTTAAAATTAGTAGTTAATTTAATTATATTTTGTTTTTCATCAATCCTTCTTGATAAACTTGCCGTATCTAGTTTGCGTAAATATGGCAAAAGCATTGCTGCAGTATCAGAATATTTAACCCTTAAATCAATTCTATTTGATAAAGAAATTGTATCTCTCTTTCTTAAATATACACTAAGCATTTGTGCCGTGTCACTTACATTTAATTTGCCGTTAATTCTATTTGAAATATTGCTACTATCTAAGTTTGCTTTAATCCATTGAAAGCCACTAAAAACATAAAGTCCACTATCGGTTACATTATACCTTATTTGTCCGGCATCTCTACCGCCTGTAATATTTCTCAAAGAATTTATATTCAACGGAATAGTTAAAACACTATCAAATAGCATTCTTTTAACTGGTCCATACCCTGCCTGTGGCATAGCTTGATAAACCTGCGCTTTTAGTCCAAAAGATAAAAGTATTAATGTAATTATAATAATGGCACGTTGCATCCAGTAAATTCGTTTTGGGTTGAAATATTAATTGTTAACTCTACTCCTGCTAAATAATCTTCGTACTTATCCGATATTGCATTGAAAGAAACGTTGTCATCTATTGCGTAATTCTTTCTGCCTGTTCTAATTAAACTTAAAATATCAGAAGCAGTTTGTACTTGGTCGCTTATTACATCATCTTCAAATTCTGCCTCTTTACCGCTCTTATCTAAAAAGAAAAATTGAACATTATATATTTGTTCTCTGCCTATATTTAAACTGCCTGAATTAACAGAAAAACAAGCTATCGGATAAACTGGCTGCTCATCTCTTAGCAACCACTCTTTCGGTGTTGCGTGTTTTACTGTCTTTATCATTGCGTGGCTTTGAAGCAGACTTGTTATTGTTGTTATTAACTGGTTGTAAGTCATAAAATAAAACTCTTTGAATTAGTGCTTTTTTATAAGCCATAAATTTATCTTATTGTGAATGAAAATAATTCTCCTGCTTGTGTTACATCTCCAGTAGGTAAGGTAACAATATTACCAACAATTTGCAAGTACATAGGATTTGCAGTAGGTAAGTTTGTTATACCTTTAACAAGTCCTGACCTCATTGCAATTAACACTACTTTATTAACCAATCCACCAACTGAGAAACTACTATCTCCGGCAGCCGGTGTATGATAAATAGTTGTTGCTCCACCTGTTGTTGCATTATTAGAAAATACCCTAACTCCATCTATAATATTACCTAAATAAATTGGACTTGTATATGCTTTTAATTCAGGAAATATTACATCCAATCCAGTTGCAGGATTAAAGTATTCAGAGAATAACAAATAGTTTTCCCTTAAATAATTAATTAATCTTTGCTTGTAAAATTCTGCAGTCTTTTTATATTCATTACCAATTAATTCTAAATCCGCTCTTGATGGTGTATTACTTTCTTCGCTTGTCTTTTGTAAAATACCCTTACTAAAAAATTGATAACCTAATCCAAAGGGTAATAAACTCATAGTGTACCAAACCAAACAATCCGTAATAAAATTATCTAATAAAGACTTTTCTAAATTAGATAAATTACCTGCTTCAATTCCTGATTGTAAACGTAAATATAAAGTTGATCCTAAAGCAGGTTGCAAATAAAGATCTTGTGCTACTTTAATATGTGGCTTTAATTGTTTACCATCAATAGCATCACTTATTCCAGTTCTGCTTTTAATTAAATTCTCCGATATAAAAAGTATATTTGCGCTCATTTATTTTTTCTTTTGAATTATTACTGGTTTCCATTCGTGCCTACAATGTGTCTCAATAGTTCCATTATTATTCCAAAATCCACCTACTCTATCAAATACCGAATAACCTAATACAACACTCATTTGTTGAATGTTAGCACTACTCCACAATCTTGTTTTTGCAAGGTCTACCATCTTGACACAGAATGGTCTTGATGTTGAAATAATAGTATCTCCTTGTGCATCAGGTCTTTTTGCATAAGTATAAGCAACTGATAAAGTAATTGTTTTTGGCTTATCTAACTTTATATCCGTTTTCTTTCTTTCAATAATAACATCTTGACCTATTTTTACTTCTTTTGTTGAAATAACATTATTATTAACTAAGTTTTTTAATGATGCCTCTATAACCGCTTTATCTTGCTTTAAATACTCTGCAATCGTTTCGCTAGTGATTCGCTTGTCTTTACTAATTAGATTCAAAATATCGGCTTCTAATTGGCTTAAAACTACTTCCTCTGCAAACTGATTGAAACCTTTTGGAGATTTCTCGCTAATAACCTCATAATCATCTAGACTTTCGCTAAACTTTTCAAACATTTCTACCAACTCTTTCTCCTTATCAACTGCGCTAAATGTTTCAGTATCTAAACCTAAAAAAGTATTTACATCACTATCCGTAAATGAAAAACCATTCTTTAACATTAATGCAGCTTGTTCCTTTGAAAGTTTACCATTAGTAAACTGTCTAACAATCCTCATAACGTTTTGGTATTGTCTGCCGGTAAGATTTTTTATAGAATCATTTGAAGCAGCAATAGGTTGTTCAATAGGACTATTTAATGGATTATCTGTTGAAATAGGTGCAGTAACTTCAGAAGCTAAACCTAATTTCTCTCTAATCTCCTCTCTTGTCATATTAGCAGCCATTACACCTTCGCTAAATTCAAAACTTAATGGCTCAACTGGTATTAATTCATAATCTCCCTTTATACCTACATATTCAAATAACTGATTAAATACCTCTTCTATCGCTTGTTGTCTTTCGTTAACATACGTATTAGCAAATATTTTATAGGCATCCCTAATCTCTGTAGAACCGCCCAACTGTCCTTCTGTCTTAATTCCAAATAATGATGGCGAAGTAACCTGATGACAAGCAAAAATTTCTTGCTGAATTAAATTATTTACGTTTGTAAAATCTTCTTTGGTTAACATAGTTGAAGATAAAGGCAAAATCTCTGCACTATTATCTTTTGACTTGTTAAACATTATAACAACTCTATCTCCCTCGCTTCCAGTAAACTTCTTTTTAATTCCTCTTTCTACTGCTTCTTTCGCCTCTTCTGCCGGTTCGCCACCATTTAAATTAATTAAAGTAGTTGCAACAAAACCATCTTTTGCATTACCTAAAATATGTCTGCTTACCTGTACATCACTTTCAATGTAATTTAAACCTTGAAAATAATTCGGTAAAGGGTAAATATCTGACTTTGGATTGTATTGTTTTACAAATAAGATCTGACTTGCTACCGGATCTTGGATATTAAAAGCAGGATAACATCTAGGTTTTTCTTTGTTATCTTGCCAATCGTTCTTTACTTGAAATTCGTTTTGTTCTTTATTAGTTCTTACTTTATGATATTCTAAATGATAAACATCTTTAATCTGACCTAGTAAGTTATAAATAATTTGTAGATAATAACCTCCGAAAAGTTCATCATCTAAAATACATTTTTTAGTAATTTGATTCCACGTTTCGCCTTTAGTATTAGCCTTCTGCTCTACTCCATCCCATCCCTGACCGAATATGTAATTAGTTTTGCTCTTAATAATTGCTCCGTGCTTAGGACTTTCGTTAAATAATCCTATTAAGTATTCAGGGTAATTATTATGATGCCCAAACTCAACATATCCCTTTGCCTTTTTCTCTTCAAATTTAGGTTGCTCCGCTTGTGCAAATTTTATTGTGATAATATTTTTATAGTCCATAAGTGACAAAATTATTGTTTTGTTCTTCGTATTCAGTTGGTTCGAATGGTGTAGCAGGATTTAAATACATAAAACCTTCTTCAACAATTAATCCGGCAACTGTTAAATCTCCTGAAGATACTTTTTGATGTATCGTATAACTCCAGAAGCCTTCCTCTTTTAAATTAAAAAAGTTATTAACTGTAAATGCAAAACTATCGTATCTACCAGTTATACTTTGATTTGTAGCCATTAACTTAACCACATCGCCTGTAACTCTGTGGATAAATACAAATAAAAAGAAAGGGTTACTAATAGTAGCCTTTTCAGTACCTGTGAAATAAATAGTTTGGGAAAGTCCTTTTGTTAAATTAATCATACTAAAAAACCCCGACTTTTTAATCGGTCGGGGCATAAATTAAAAATTAAAAAACTAAACTCCTGCAGTAGTCAATGTAATACCTAATGCGTTTGTTACTTCAAAGAAATCTTCTCTTTCAGAACCTTCAAATTTAAGCATATAACCATTTGCATCCGCTGCTGCTGCACCACTTGTTCCTGTACTAGCTGCTAAATATAATCCTGCACCTTTACCATACATTCTAAAAGTTCCGTCTTTATCTTGAGTAACTGCAATAACTTTATTCTTTGACAAAGTAGTTACAATGTTTCTTGTAGTTGCATCTCTTTTGTTAATAGGGAAATCCAAAGTTTGCTCAAAAAACAAAGTGCCATTTTCAATAGAACCAGTTGGGTTACTTGTAGCAACCGCACTTGATTTTGTAGGTATTTCAAATTTATAAAATCTCTTACCTGTTAATTTAGTTATTCCAGTAACAATACCACTTGCATCGGATATTGTAACATTACCGTATTCTGCGAAATAAACTGCATCAATCCCTCCGATTGTTTCTCTACAGTCTATTGTATAACCGCTTACTATTGCACAAGGCATATATTATAATATTAATAAGGGAGATAGAAACTACCTCCCTATGTTAAAAAATTAGATTCCTGCGATGAACTTCACACACTCGTTTGTGAAAGCCACGTTTACACCTAGCTTAAATTCTACGCGATATCTTACATCATTGTTATCTTCAGAATACCACATTTTGTATGAACCTTCCTCGTCAATTAAATCAACTGCCATTGCGATATTTGAAAGGCTGATTGCAAAAGCATCTCCTGTTCCGTTCAAACCATTTACACTTACTACTTCAACGTTGGTTGCAGGTAGGATAAATGAAGCAGCTTGAGAATCTTGTGGATTGTAAGAAAACATATTTTTCTCTCTGTAAGCAAGAATCAATAAACGATACCAGTCATTACCAACAAATATTTTAACATCTCCTTTGCTCAATACTGCAACAGGGATAGCTTTGTAGATTGCTTCAGTACAAGCGATAACGTTTGAAGCGTTAACAGTTGCAATAGCTGAACCACTGATTCCTGTGTAACCTGAAACGTTTGCATCTACTGGAGAACCTGCACTGATTAATTTAATTAAACCATCAAATTTGTTAGTGTTTGCAGTTGCACCTGTTGCGTCTCCCTGCCATATTGCAGTCTCAAGTTGAGCAGCGATTCTTGCGTTTTTCTTATCTAAGAATGCTTTTTGGAAATCTGCATTACCAAAGTCCTCATAAGTAGAACCGGCTTTCAACGCCTCTTGTGTAAAGTACGCCTCCAAATCTTTTGGACAAATTTTCTCTTCTACTTTAATTTTTCCAACTGTGATAGAACGTTGAGAGAAAGTAGTTGTACCACTTGCATCGAAAGAACAAGACTGAGCAGCAAATACTGCATCTGTTTCCATCAAAGGAATCGCAACTGAACTTTTTACGTTCGGGATAACGATACCGCTTGATAAAATTAATTGTTGTGTCTTTGCGTCAAATACTGCACTTGTCAAAAGTGGTTTAACAAGTTGTTTAGTGTATGCGGATAATCCGCTAAAAGCTAATGCCATTTTTTTATAATTGTTTAGTTAAATAAAATATTTAGTGTTTTTTTCTCTTCTACTTCTTTAAAAGCATT